AGAAATCCCTCACAACGGGTAACACCGGTAAGGGAACCTCTGATTGGTCTGCAGGTCAGTGTCTTAAACGGCTGCCATCTTCCAAGGTTTATTGTCTCTTCTTTTGCGTTGTTTCCCTCAAATACAATATCCGGGAACACATCGCTCCAACAATATTCATTACTGGTAATTATGTTGAGAACGGCATCATAGAACATTCTCGTCATGAATCCAGAATGGGAGGACATAAGGTTTGGTGTGTTTGGGTAATGCCCCATTACAAACGATATGAAAAACTCTCCCAGTGTGGTCTTGCCGGTGCCAGGAGGCATTGATATTGATAGAATATCCAACTCATCATCAATAAGCCTCTGCATCTTCTGTACAAGCCAATAAATCTTATTTCTTCGTGGCTGATAGTATCTGTCCTCTGGATCTCTGTTCTTTTCCACATAAAGCAGATAAGAGTCAAAATCCTTATGTTCCTGTGCCAAGAACAAAAGAGCCTTATTGTACAAATTGTAATATTTAATATCTCCTGTCGCACACAGTCTCAGTGCAAGGAATCTGACCTTATTCGCTAATTTCCGCGAAAGTTCTTTATCTTCCCGGATAACCTCATTTGCCATTCCGAGTAAGGACAGAAGATTGTCATAGTCACTCAGATCGCTTTTCAGAAGCCTTACGATAATCTCTTTATTCGATAGTTCGTGTTGAGCCATGAAAATTCATCCTTTCTCACGGCTCTACACGGCTCTGTAATATTTAAGGTTTTACCACATTTACTGACGCACGAATTATAATGCCACGGTGCGCCGGATTTCTGCCTGTTTCAAATTTGACAAAACCCTCTTCGGCAAGTTTTAACCCTATTCCGCTCGCTAATTTTTTATGAACATACTCTGTTGCACCATCACGTCCTGCATCGAATATATCCATCTCCATGCACTCGGCATATCTTTCTATCGGTCTTTCATCATACCTCACTCGAAACAGAGGTTCTTCTATCTGCGGCTGTGGTCTCATTCTCCGTTCCGGTCTCTTTCTCCAATGTGGTCTGTTTACCGCCCGTCTCTGTCTGCGCATCTTTTCCTCCCTCCGCATTTTTACGATCTCTCACGCTCTTACTGCAAACACTCAGAATAACCATATTGAGATGCTTATTCTGTTCTTTGAGCTGAGAGTTCTGTTCCAATAGCAGCTCATTCATCTGTGTAATTTCTTTCTTCACTTCATTGTTGGACTTTGCATCTTTCCAACCCACAACAATGTAAAGCACCAATATCGCAATCCAAATGATTGCTAAAATAACATCTACCATTCTTTTATTCCTCCGGCATATAATAAACTCCGCAGCTATACGCTGTAACATCCGCCTGTCCGTTGCCACTAACCATGATAATGCTATGATCCATTGCTAGGTCCTTTACGGCATCCTCGGATATGTTGCAATTCTTGGCTACTATCATATCAGGAGGAAAAGCATTCCCAAGTAACTGTTCAAATACTTCTTTCCCTCTCTGTTCTGTGTCGTAAGCTGCAAGTGTGTAATCATCGGCAGTAATTCTTTTTCCGTTGAGTGCAATGCTTTTGATATTGCCGATGTTCACTACGTTGCTACGATCCTGGTCTACAATATACATCTCTAATCCTCCAGCCACTTATTATCAAAATAGCAGAATCCAAACACGGCTGCTCCAATCAAAATTACCCATACAACCCAGAAAATTACCAACCCGGCAGTTCCGTTTGAAACCATATAGTCCACCGCTTCATCTATCGTATCTGCCTGAATGAACGGAGTTCCGTCCTCTATGGTATTATCTTTGAGACTGGCATAGATAACTCCGCTGTATTCCGTGTTGATAACATAGTACAAATACCTCACATGGGACGATTGCTTAATCGTGTCATACAGGTAAGACCCTGGCATCTGGATTTTTCCATACGGAAACTCCACACCAAGGAATGACACCGTTTGACTATGGCTTTCCCAACTATCGTAGTAATCCCACGAATAATATACCTCCGTGGTGTAATAAGTCTGCGTTTTCCCATTTACCGTCCGTGTATGTGCCACCTGTCTCGTATGTCGGTTGTAGTGTTGTTCCTCAACCTTTATGTAGGCAGCTGGTACTCCGCCTATCCCCGGATCTGTAACAGGATCTACTGCCACCAGATTTCCTTTCACGAACGCATTTCCTACATCAGTTCGCATACCGTACTGAAACAGCTCCGCATTTCCATCAATCTGCATGGCTTGATAGTATTCCTGATTCTGTTCGTCATTGTGTGAAGCTATCTTTTCACTAATGAAAAATCCACCCATAAGCATGATAAGGATAATGACGATGCTAAACATCAGTTCACGCACCGTCATATCCCAACCGTTGCCGGAGTAGATTATCTTACTCCCTTTCCTCATAGGCTTATTCTCCAAACAGATTGCTTACCGGCTGTCTGTCCTCTTCGCTGTATTCCAGATAGTCGTAATTGATAACCTCATATCCCATAATTCCCAAGATCTGCTTATAAGGGAATTTACGCACATATTTCTTATACGCTCTTACCTCATTATTGTAGGCAGTGCGGTACTGCAGGATCATGTTCTCTGTGGTTGAAAGTTCATTCATCAGTTCCTTGTAATTCTCATTGGATTTTAATTCCGGGTATGCTTCGGCAACCGCAGCTATGGAAGTTGTTACATTCTCAATATCCGTGGTGCTGCCATTTTTTCCTCTTGCTTCCACGACATTAAGAAGAGTCTCTGCCTCATGCTTATCGTACTCCTTGACGCAATCTGCCAGATTGTGGATAAGATCCGTTCTGTGTTTCTCCTGTGCCTGAATATCAGAGTCAGCCGTAAAGACCTGTTCCTCCAATGAAACCGCTCTGTTGTTGGTACTTACGAAAATTCCTGCTATCAGTAATACAAATGCGGCTACGATGCCGACAATAATCCCTGTTCCTTTATTTTTCATTGTTGTTGCCCTCCATCTTTATCATAAATTTGTTTTCTGCCAATACGATTCCTCCGGGAGTTTCCGTGAATATTGGCTCTGTTCCGTTGTAAATCTGAAATTCCACATCATTCCGGCAGACGGCATCTCCGCCGTCCATCGGAATAGCTGCCAGAACTTCTTTTGTATCGGTCTTATAGACCACCACTGTTGTCATATTGCACCTCACATGAAGTAATCATAACCGACACCATACTTCGCCATGATAAGACTCTTTGCCATTTCCTCTAACTTCTGGTGTTCGGTTACATCCAGATACACACCCTCATAGGTTCCGCCCTGATTTCCCATCCAATCATACTTGCAATGTAAAAGTTCATGCACAAGATCCTTTTCCATGCAATGTTTGAACAGCGTATTGTTCTCTTTGTAAGATTCATCGCTGAGTAACTGGATGTTTGCCTGACTGGATTCAAATACGAATGTGTTATATCCGGCGGCATCAATTACCTCTTCTCCGTCAGGATTCATAATTTTATCCTCAACGTGCGCCAGTATTAGCCACCCATCAAGGAATAACCTATGCTGCCACTCTCTCAGGCACTCTTCCAACTGCTCCTGATTTTCAAAAATATCAATCGGTTTTCCCATTACTCTGCCACCTCATAAGTCTTTTCAAAAATATCCGGTTTGCAAGGGTAAAATTCTCCGGCAACACCTTTAATGATGTAATCTCCAATGTTAGCCAAATGATTTCCCTCTAAAGTTTTGATTACCAATCCGCCTTTCACGGCGGCGTGGTCTATGCGGAAATGTTCTCCAAACGCCTCCATGTATTCGTCTTTCTTCTCGCCATTGGTAAGAAAGTCAAACATTTCCCTCTGGTTTTCTCCAGTCCATTGAATCGCCTCAATCACGACAGGCTTTTTTCTGTACCTCATGTGTTCTCCTTTACTTTCTTGGCAGATTTTACCTTGATTTTCTTTCTACCGAACTGCTGATATACCAGAGCAGACGCATGAACACTGTCCGTGCTGCATACGGTAACAGTTCTGCGGATTGGTTTTCTCTCAATGGTTTCAAACACTACTTTGTACCACCGTTGTTTCATTAGTTCTGCCCTCCTGTATTCTCCCGTATATTCTTTCGCACTTTTCGGCGTGTTCACATCTGATTGTGGTTAATGCCCTTTGGGTATGATCCGCCAATACAGTAATATCAACCTTATCAACGTCAGCCTCAAAATCAGGGCAGAAAGCACAATAATCTTTCACTCTGAGTTCCATTCCATTATCCATGACATCCCACCGCCTTTAACATACTGATTTTCTCTACCAGAACATCAACCGTTGCGTTGAGTTTGCTGTTCTTAATGCAAACTTCCTGATAGTCCTCATATAACTTTCCACCGTTCAGCATTTCAGTCTGTTCCTTGACTGTGGCATCCAACTCTGCATTGAAACTTTCAAGCTGTTCAATCTGTTTCCTCAGATCATCATTCTCTTTTTCTGCTTGCATATTTCTTTCTGCCAGAGATTTCTCGTTTGCTTTCAGTTTTTCGACCTCACTCGTAAGTTCTCCGAGTTTCTTTATCATTTCCTGCTCAGACATGGTTCCTTTTTCCTCCCTGTTTTACCCCCCCCCCACGGAGAAAAAGTCCTCGTATATCGCTTTGATAACTTCCGCATCGTAGAGTGCATTGTGTTTTTGACCTTTCGGCAAATCAATTCCTCTGTTTGTAAGGAGCTGTTCTCTCGAAATGTCAAAAGCTGCCTTTTCTGAAATATCAAGCATCGTTGCAATGTCCTGATTGATGTCGTGACAAGCCGGTGTAATAAACCTAGGCAGCTTCATAGCGTTTCCTGCCAATAAGTCAATCAGTAACACCATATCGTAATGCGAGACATCTGAAACGAATACCGCAGCATAATCA